AATAGATAAAAGAATGCGTATTGACTTTCCTCATAAATTTGATAAACAAGAGGTTAAGGTTACGACTAAACCTACACAACAAGTTGCTTCAGCGAAGCGAAGTGTAAACCCAAGTCGCAAAACTGTGAGACTCACACCGTCACAAGTCACAATCGCTAAAAAATTAGGTGTGCCACTAGAAGAATATGCGAAACAATTAAACATCACGGAAGGAGTATAGGCATATGACAAAAGAAACAGAAAAAAGAACTTCACGTGCGAGTCAAACTAGAGTCAAAGAGGACAGAAAAAAAGTTTGGTCTCCACCATCATCTTTAGATGCACCCCCTGCACCAAACGGGTTTAAACACAGATGGTTAAGAGCTGAGAGTATGGGGTTTGATGATTCATCAAACATGTCAGCTAAATTAAGATCTGGATATGAATTAGTGAGAGCTGATCAATACCCAGACACTGATTATCCAAGTGTTCAAACAGGTAAATATCAGGGCGTAATCGGTGTTGGCGGCCTATTGCTGGCTAGGATACCAGATGAGATTGTAGAATCTAGAAAAGATTATTTTGCAAAACAAGTAGAAGACAAAAATAATGCTATAGATAACGATCTTATGAAGGAACAGCATCCAAGTATGCCGATCAATAATGATCGACAGACTCGTGTAACCTTCGGTGGTACAAAGAAAAGTTAATTTTTTAACGATTCTCGGGTTAATCCCTACCAACGAATTAACAATTAACCCGTTTATGGGTAAAACCATAAACAGAATAAGGATAAAACTATGGCAAATAAAGATGCAGCTTTTGGTTTCAGACCGACAAGACACTTGTCTGGTGAAATCAGAGCAGAAGAGTATGCAATTGCTAACAACGCCTCAGCTTCCATTTTTGGTGGACAAGTCGTTGAAGCAGTAGCAGGCGGTGGTATTGAAGCAGCAGCAGCGGGAGACACACAACAATTGGGTGTTTTCGGTGGTTGTTTTTTTACTGACCCCACAACAAGTAAACCTACATTTAAAGCTTCCTATACACAAGTCGCAGCAGCGGATATAGTAGCTACAGTGTATGCAGATCCAAATATCGTGTTTGAAGTACAACATGATGGTACTGGAACATCGGCGATGAATCATTCAGGTTTTGACTTTGTAGGAGTAGGCGGATCGTCTATTACTGGTCAGTCGACTTCTGAGTTAGACACGTCTACTTCAGGCACATCAGGCGGTTTTAAACAAATCGGTATATCAAAAGACCCAGACAACAGTGACGAAGCTACAGCAAATGCAAATGCATATGTTGTGTTCAACACTGGTGAACATGTCTTTAAATTAACAACAGGCGTATAATAGAATAGGAGTATTATTATGGCAATATCAAGAGCACAACTAGTTAAAGAACTAGAGCCAGGTTTGAATGCACTATTCGGCTTGGAATATAAGAACTATGCAGATGAGCACACTCAGATTTTCGACATCGAGAATTCTGATAGAGCTTTTGAAGAAGAGGTAATGTTATCTGGTTTCGCAAATGCTTCAGTTAAACCTGAAGGATCAAGCGTAAACTTTGATTCAGCTACTGAATCTTTCACTGCTAGATACACTCACGAAACGCTTGCTTTAGCGTTCTCAATCACAGAAGAAGCGATTGAAGACAATTTGTATGACAGACTTGCGTCTAGATATACAAAAGCATTAGCTAGATCTATGGCTAACGCAAAACAAGTTAAAGCAGCAAATGTGTTAAACAATGCGTTTAGCTCATCTTTCACAGGTGGTGATGGAGTAGAACTATGTTCTGCTGTTCACCCAATCACTGGCGGAACGTTCAAAAATGAACTATCAACTGCAGCTGATCTTAACGAAACATCGTTAGAGCAGTCGTTAATTGATATCGCAGCGATGACTGATGACAGAGGGTTAAAAATTGCAGCACAAGGAGTTAAAATGATAATTCCTTCTGCGCTTCAATTCACGGCTGAAAGACTGATGAAGTCTACAGGCAGAACTGGAACGGCTGACAATGACATTAACGCAGTAGCTAACATGGGAATGATCCCACAAGGCTACGTAGTTAATCACTACTTAACTGACACAGATGCGTTTTTCATCAAAACTGATGTACCTAATGGATTAAAAATGTTCGTTAGATCACCAGTTAAAACTTCGATGGAAGGCGATTTCGAAACTGGAAACGTAAAATACAAAGCTAGAGAGAGATATTCATTTGGATTCTCAGACCCTAGAGGTGTATTCGGTTCACCAGGCGCAGCGTAATC